AAACATTTAATGATATTGAAGAAGAAGTAACAGACTTTGTAAAACATGGTTTTAAAAAAGGGTATCAAGTTGGTTTGTCAAACTTTGATGCAATATTTTCAACATATACAGGGCAGTTTATTACAGTTACCGGTATACCAAGTAGTGGCAAGTCAGATTTTGTAGACCAAATGGTAGTAGGTTATAATAACAATTATGGTTGGAAAACAGCTTTTGCTTCACCTGAAAATGCGCCTACATATTTACACGCACATAAAATTATGCGTAAAGTTTGGGGCGACATGCCAACAAGATATGACATAGGTACAAAAAAATGGAAACAAATAGCAGACCATGTAAATGATAATTACTTTTTTATTGATATGGAAAGATACACGCTTGAAGCAATATTACGCAAAGGCGCAGAGCTTGTAAAGCGTAGAGGTATTAAATGTTTAGTTATAGACCCTTATAATAAAATAAGGGACGTTGATGCTGGTACTGAAGATGTAAATAGATATACTATGGAGTACTTAACTAAAATAGAAGTTTTTGCAAAAAAGTTTGATGTTTTAGTTTTTGTAGTTGCACACCCAACAAAAATGCCAAAAGATAAAAACGGTAAAATTGAAGAGCCAAATATGTATAATATTAAAGGCGGTGGCGAGTGGTATGATGCAAGTTATCACGGTTTATTAGTGCATAGAGATTACGATGCTGATACAGTAAAAGCAAAAGTATTAAAAGTTAAATTTCAAAATTTAGGCGAAAACGGAGCTGAAGCACATTTTACGTGGCAAAAAAGCTCTGGCAGGTTTATACCTGAAATAGTAGCCGACGTAGATAAAGATGACAAACTTCCTTGGGAATAAAGATGTGTATGAAGCATATTTGTGGTGTATAAAGAACAAAATTTATATAGCACCATTTTGTAAAGAAGTCAAAAAATTTTGGTATATTGATATTACAATAAACGGTAGAACAAATAGGTCGCCTGTTGCTTATGATAAAGAAGAGCTAGCAAAAAAAATGGGTGAATATTATAAATATTATTATGATAAATACAAAAAGTAATTTTAAAACAGCTAGTGAAGCTTTTGATTATTTTTATATAAAAATTAAAGATAAAGGTATATCTTTTGATGATACTAAAGCTTTGTTTAATGTTGGTTTTTATATACATAAACCGCTTGACAATAAAATTAAATCTAGCTTTAGAAAATGGAAAAAAAGTTATGCAGAAGCTGAGTGGCTGTGGTATTTATCTGCTGATAAAAATATAAACAAATTAGAACAAATTTACGGTAAAGTACCAAAAATATGGGTTAATATGGCTGATGAGTTTGGTAATGTAAATTCTAATTATGGCTGGCAGTGGGAAAGAAAAAATCAATTAAAAAACATCATAAATATTTTAAAGAAAAACCCTAACAGTAGGCAAGCTGCAATAAGTATTTATGATGCAAAAGAATTAAGTGATTATAGTTATGACACGCCTTGCACATACGCGGTACAATTTACAATAATAGAAAACAAATTAAACATGTCTGTTGTAATGCGTTCTAATGATTTGTGGTATGGTTTTTGTAATGACCAATATCAGTTCAGTAATCTTTTAAAATTAGTTGCTGATAAGCTTAAAATAAACATAGGCTGGTATTATCATTACGCGCACAACTTACACTTATATAATAATAAAATATAGTGTATTATTTATATCATATTCCGGGTAAAAAAATTGGCGTCACGCGTAATATTAATAAACGCGTTACAGAAGTACAAGGTTATAAACCTGGTGAATTTGAAGTTTTAGATATATCTATTGATATTGATTATATATCAAAAAGAGAACTAGAACTTCAAAAGTTTTATGGATATAAAGTAGACGAACAAGAATATAAAAAACTATTTAATAAAATGAAAATAAATGTAACAGAGCAAACATCAACGTTTCCCTTCCCAAAAAATAAATTAAAAGGTAATTTAATAGACAACATTGGTTACACTTGGACAACAAGTGTAGGTGATTTTGAAATAAGTCAAGAAACAATACCTTGGATATTACACAACTCACAAACGTCTATGTATAACAACAACAGAACATACATTTATAATAAATCTTATTACGAAGCTTTTTTATATGATAATAAAGAAAATTTAATTGAACAGTATAAACCTAATAATATATATCAACTCATAAGATATTGGGCAGAAGATAGAGGTTTATATAAACACGGTGATACTAAAACACAATATATAAAGCTAGTTGAAGAAGTTGGTGAGCTAGCTCAAGGTATGTTAAAAAATGATGCAGAAGAAATAAAAGACGCTATAGGCGACATAGTTGTTGTTTTAACCAATTTAGCTCATCAAAACAATTTTAAAATAGAAGACTGTATACAGTCGGCATATAACGTTATATCAAAAAGAACTGGCAAAATGGTTAATGGAACTTTTATAAAAGATTAATTTAATGAAACATAAAACAAAAACAAAAGATAAAATAGTACAAGCTGTAATAAAAAAAATAGACGAACGTAGTTTAATAGGACAAAAAAAATACGGGGCTACTATGTATAATGAAATACAAACAGGTAAAAAAGATTTAACGTCTTTTTTAAACGACGTTCAAGAAGAAATTATGGATGCTTTACTTTATATTGAAGCTGCTAAAATGTGTTTAAACGAAGAAATAGAAGAAGCTATGTTAAAAAGAAATGATTATCTTGATAGCAATTTAAATTCTACTTTAAATAACATAGATGTTTATGGTGAAAACATATAAAAGAAAAAAACGTGGACCTGTAGTATCAAAAAGAATAACATACGACGGTATTACTTTTGCTTCTGGATTAGAAAAATACATGTATCAAGCTTTAAAAAAAGCTAAAATAAAATGTAAATATGAAGGAAAAACGTATATAATATTTAAAGAGTTTAACTTTAAAAGTCAAGCGTATGAAAGGTGTGCAAACGGTAAAGGTGATTTTAAAAATCGTGGTAATAAAAAAATACTCAACATCAAATATACGCCTGATTTTATAGGAAAAAATTTTATTATTGAGTGTAAAGGTAGAGCAAATGAGTCTTTTCCAATACGGTGGAAAATTTTTAAAAAATATGTATCTTTAAATTTAAAAGAAACAACACTGTATAAACCACAAAATCAAAAAGAGTGCGACCAAACAATAAAACTAATACTAGAAAAACAAAAGAAATAGCACGACGCAAATACGCGGAGAGACAAATTGATAAATGGTTAAAATGGAGTTTTGTAAATAGAGGTAAAATTTTATACAAAGATTTAGTACTAATACAAAATCAATATAATATAAAGTGTAATGGCTAAAAAATTTATATCAAATTATAAAAAAACCAAAAAAATAAAAAGGCGTGGTATACACGCAAAATCTAAGTTTAGTAATTTAAAAAAAAGTAAAAATTATGTCAAAAAATATAAAAGGCAAGGTAGAAGATAAATGGAGTTTTTCTATAGGATTTTATCCTGGGATTTTAATAGGTGGTAGAACTTACGAAGAACAAGAACAAAGCACACACGTGTTATATTTGCCTTTCGTTGATTTTGCATTAGTAATATATAAATAAAATGGGGTTATTTGATAAAAGAGTTGCTTATAAACCTTTTGAATATACTGAGTATTATACAGAAGGTTGGTTAAAACAAGCTCAAGCATTTTGGTTACACACTGAAATACCTATGCAAGGTGATGTAAAAGATTGGAAAGAAAAATTAAACGAAAAAGAAAAAAACTTAGTAGGAAATATATTGCTTGGCTTTGCACAAACAGAGTGCGCTGTATCTGACTATTGGACACAAAACGTTGTATCATGGTTTCCAAAACATGAAATACAACAAATGGCAATGATGTTTGGTTCGCAAGAAACAATACATGCTGTAGCTTATAGTTATTTAAACGAAACACTTGGTTTAGATAATTTTGAAGCTTTTTTACACGAACCCGCCACAGCAGACAGGTTTGATAACTTAGTTGCTTATGAAGGTAAAGATCCAGTAAACATAGGTAAATCTTTAGCTGTTTTTTCTGCTTTTGCAGAAGGAGTTAGTTTGTACTCTGCATTTGCTGTTTTATATAGTTTTCAAATGAGAAATTTATTAAAAGGTATAGGACAACAAATGAAGTGGTCTGTAAGAGATGAATCTTTACACAGTAAAATGGGTTGTAAACTTTTTAGAGACATGTGCGCTGAAATACCTGATTTAAAAAACAAGTGTGAACAACATATCATTGAAGCAGCTAAAACAATGGTTGAGCTAGAAGAAAAATATATTGATAAAATGTTTGAATTAGGTGATATTGAAAACTTAAAAGCAGACGACTTAAAAAACTTTATTAGAAAAAGAGCAAATGAAAAATTAATAGAACTTGGTTATTTAGAAATTTTTGATTATAATAAAAAGTCTGCAGAAAAACTAAGTTGGTTTTATCATTTAACTGGCGGTCATACACATACAGACTTTTTTTCTATAAGACCTACAGATTACAGCAAGGCAAATGAAGGAGAAGACTTTGAAGATATTTGGTAAAAATGTGGAACAATAGCTGGAAAAAGAATATTGATTATCCAAAGTGGGGTGATACCGAAGTTTATAAAAAAACAATAACAGGTGGTTATTTATTAGAAGACGAAACACCTCGCGACGCGTATATGCGTGTTTGCAAAACAATAACAAGACGTTTAAATCGTCCAGAACTGACCGAAATTTTTTTTGAATACATTTGGCAGGGTTGGCTTTGTTTGGCATCTCCTGTGCTGTCTAATACAGGCACCGATAGAGGCATGCCTATTAGTTGTTTTGGTATTGATGTAGCTGACAGCATATATGATATTGGTACAAAAAATTTAGAGATGATGCTACTCGCAAAGCACGGCGGTGGAGTTGGTATCGGTATAAATCAAATAAGACCTGCCGGCACAAAAATTACAGGAAATGGAACATCAGACGGAGTCGTGCCATTCTGCAAGATATATGATTCAACAATCCTTGCTACAAATCAAGGATCGGTTAGACGCGGAGCTGCATCAGTCAATATCAACATTGAACACGCAGATTTTGAAGAGTGGCTTGAAATACGAGAACCTAAGGGAGACGTTAATAGACAATCGCTTAATTTACATCAATGCGCAGTTGTTGGTGATAAGTTTATGCGAAAGCTTGAGCAAGGAGATGCAAGCGCTAGGAATAAATGGAGTAAGTTGCTTAGAAAAAGAAAAGCAACTGGTGAGCCGTATATCTTGTTTAAAGGAAACACTAACAAAGCAAATCCAAAAGCATACAAAGACAACGGATTAAAAGTACACATGACAAACATATGTAGTGAAATAGTTTTACATACAGATGAGTCACATAGCTTTGTTTGTTGTTTATCAAGTTTAAATTTAGCAAAATATGAAGAGTGGAAAGATACAAACCTTATTTACGACGCTATATGGTTTTTGGACGGCGTTATGGAAGAGTTTATACAAAAAGCTAAGAATAAAGTCGGTTTTGCAAACGCTGTTAGGTTTGCAGAAAAAAGCAGGGCACTTGGCTTGGGTGTGCTTGGTTGGCATACCTACCTACAAGAACGAAAGATACCGTTTGAAGGACTTATTTCGCAGTATGAAACAAGAAAAATTTTCTCACAAATTAAAATCGAGTCTGAACGCGCTAGTATGGACCTTGCTGAATATTACGGCGAGCCTCTTTGGTGCGTTGGCACTGGTATGCGTAATACTCATCTCCGTGCTATCGCTCCTACCGTTAGTAACAGTAAGCTTAGTGGAAATATATCTCCGGGTATCGAACCGTGGGCAGCAAACATCTTTACAGAACAAAGCGCAAAAGGAACCTTTATAAGAAAAAATCCTACCTTAGAAAAAATTTTAAAACGTAAAGGATTAAACAACAAAGAAACTTGGGAAAAAATACTTGCTGATGGTGGCTCGGTGCAAAATTTAGATATTTTAAATGATGAAGAAAAACAAGTTTTTAAAACGTTTAAAGAAATTAATCAGTTAGAGCTTATAAATCAAGCAGGTATAAGACAACAATATATAGATCAAAGCGTAAGTTTAAACTTAGCTTTTCCTTCAATTGCAACACCTAAATGGATTAATAAAGTACATATAGAAGCGTGGAAAAAAGGTATAAAAACATTATATTATACTAGAACAGAGTCTGTGTTAAGAGGTGATATTGCAGCGCAAGCTATGAGTGAAGATTGTGAAGCTTGTGATGGATAAGTGTGTATCC